GTCTGTTCGGTTTCTGACAGTCCGCCGAACTTTTCGCGCAATTCTTTTATTACATCAATTAACGGCAAAGTTTCACCATTTGCATCGGTCATACTTATTTTATATTTTTTCATGACCTCTGCCATTGCATCGGTAGGTGACGCAAGGTTTGACAGAGCAGTTTTTAAGCTTGTACCTGCCATACTGCCCTTAACACTCGCATTAGCCATAAGACCGAGTGCAACGGACACATCCTCAACACTATAGTGCATCGCACCCGCAAGAGGGGCTACATATTTAAAACTTTCGCCAAGCATTGACACATTAGTATTTGCAGAGCTTGATGCTTTAGCAAGCACATCGGCAAAATGGGTGCTGTCAGATGCCTTTAAGCCAAATGCAGTAATTGCATCGGTAACAATATCTGATGTTGTCGCAAGGTCAAGACCGTCTGCAGCGGCAAGTGACATAATGCCGTCAATACCATTGAGCATTGATGTTGTGTCCCAGCCTGCCATAGCCATATACTGTAAAGCTTCGGCAGATTCAGAGGCGGAAAACTTAGTTTTTGCACCCATCTCTTTTGCTTTGTCTGTAAGGCTTTGCAAGTCTTTTCCGCTTGCACCGCTGATAGCTGAAACCTTGGACATAGCCGCCTCGAAAGATGAACCGACAGTTGCCGCTGCTGTTGCTCCTGCTCCAAGAGTTGTAGCTATACCGGCAAGCGTTGTTGTTATTGCAGACACACCTGTTTTGGCAAGTCCTTTTAATTTATCAATACCCGTTTTAAAACCACCGGTATCAATTTTGGTGTCAATTTTAATAGAGCCATCGTATGCCAATATCTCACATCCTTTACTGTGAGGTCATCGGCATCCAATGGCTCTACTTGACCCGATTATTTTTTATCGTTTAATACGATTTCAAATAGCCTTTTACAATTACGCCCTTTACAGTATGTAAAAATGCCCCTACACCTTGACGATTTGTCAAAGTATATGGGCATTTCGTAACCGCAAAAAGGGCATTTAATTTTTTGTTTGTTTTTCAATTTATCACCTACGATAAATCATATTGATTTTTACTTGTTAATTTTGTTTTAACACTTAAATCTAATTCATTTTTCGGTACTTTAGAAGTGAATTCAAACTCAGCGTAACCGCTGGTTTCGCCTTCAAATTTATATACATATGTATTTATATAATAATCATCAGTTTCGTCTTTTGATTCTGATATCTTAGTACCTTTTCCGCCAACAATTTCTTCAACTTTAAATATGGTCATTCCCATATTTATTTGGTCAAACTCATCTTTGCTGATTCCTGACGGGTCGTTTTTAGCTCCACAGGCTGTGCAAGTCAATGCTAATAATGCAATAGTTATAAAGGATAGAATCTTTTTCATAGCTGTACCACCTCAATAAATTTTATATACACATTATACAAAATCTATATAAGTTCGTCAACAGATTTCCCTGATAACAAAGCCTCTTCGATAGCATTGTATTTTTCCTGCACCGACTGCGGCAGAGGCAGGGCATAGAGCTTTTTCATTCGCTGATAAAAATTGCGGTCTGCCGTTGACATTTTAGGGGTAATCGGCATACTGCGATACCCCAAGATTCTGACGAACATACAATCGGCGGTAAGGGATTGAAACAATGCTCTGAACTTCCACCAATGCAAATTTGCCTCGTTGAGGTCAATGCCGTACTGCTCTTTAAATGCCGCATAGATGTAGCCGTCATCAAAATCGTAATCAAATACAGCTTTATCATTGCCACCGCCTGAATGCTTTTCGGGTGGTTTTCCACAGCGATAAAAGTTTAAAATAGCCTCAACGGTTTCTTCGTTCATCGGGCAAGGCTCTTTGAATATAAGTCGCTGTATTTCTGCAAGTATTTCAGCTGAGAGTGTATCGTCAATTTGTTCGGTGAGGATAAGCTCGAATTTAATCCACACCCTAAAGTCGGTGTTGATTTTATAATCTACACCCGACACGGTTATTGTATCGGGTGTTTTGTCACAAAGCAGATTCATTACTTTGTCGCCGGTTTAAGTGGCTTTTTGTAATGATTGTACTGCTTATGCCTTTTGCCCCTGTGATTGTTAATCGCACTTGATTTGCCTTTATACATATTGCCGAGTTTTATTCCGAGAGCATTAACAGCCTTTATAACATCCTCGTAAGCATTAAGGCAGGTTGTAAGATTTACTGATTCGCCAAAAACTTTTTTGTCTGTACCTTCGCCAAAAACTTCGTTAAAAAAATTAAAGACTGCAGTACACTGAGCACGAATAAGCTCTGACTGGCGTTTGCCATCAGGCTGTAAATCGTCCATTGCTTTTGCGACATTATCGTGAGCGTGCTCATAACGCTCCATAGCAAGTGCATCGGCAACATCAATATCGGGTAAATTTACTCCGTTAATAACCATATTTATGCTACCTCCGTAGTTGCTGTAAATGTCTTTGTGGCTGTGTCAAAAGTACCCTCAACAGGATCTCCTTTAGCCAAAAAGTTACCGCTGCATCCCATTTCGCCGTCATCATTTGTAAAACTTGCAACCTCAACCGCAACACGGATTTTGCGTGCGTGATAAGTGGTTTTGTTACTCTCTCCACTCACCGGCTGGTCAAGGTCAACAATTACATAATCTGTTTCGGCGTCTGCTCCTACAAGCTGTTTTTCACCGATATTGATAATGTAATTGATTGCATCCTGCTCACGGATCTGGTCAACCTCAAATGCCGTTGTCCAATCGTAACCGCTGATTGATTTTGTTGCAGATTTGTCGCAGACATACTTACGGCTCTTAGTCTGAGCCGCAGGTGACTCATCAAGTGTCTTTGCACCTACACCGAGCAGAGAAAAGTTCGGCGACTTGTTTGTGCCGCCGCAGTCAAGATAATTCGCCTGCATACGCCTCTGTCTGATTACTTCACTCATTATTTTTTACCTCCAATTTTAGTATATTTAAGTTGGCACTGTATTTGATATCGTGCCGTGTTTGTGTCATTGTCGATTGCATACCCCGATGACAGCACCTTAACGGATAAAGGGGTTAAACCTTCGGGCAATTTCGGCAGTTTGCCGTTTAAGTCCTGTTCGGCAATCCACTCTTCGAGCCGTTCATAAAACTCCAAATTTGCTATGTTTATTGATTCATCGGGACTGTAATTTTCACGGCTTGCAAAGATAAAGAGGTACTGGCATTTAGCAGAGCCGTCAATGTACTGCTTTAGTACAGTTTTGCACGGCACAACCTCAATGCTGTACTGTTCGGGGTCTTCGCCGAGATAGTCAACATTAAGGTCATTATCAACCTCTAATACATCGCAATCGGCAAACCACCTAAACAATGATTTAATGATTGATGTTTCCATTATTTTCTATTTTCCTCCGCTTTTTGCTTTGGCGGTTTTTATAATATCGTCAAGGTGATCTGCTTTCATTCGCTCAAACCAAAACTTGCCCCTTAGACCACCGCTTGCAGTACCTTGTTTGCCTTTGCCTGCATTTAGGTAGTAATTGGTATGTGCATAAACGGCATTATACATAACTTCGCCACTACCGATTTTTGTACCTCTTATACCACTGCTTTTTAAGTAGCCTGTCTTAAAAGGTACATAAGGGTCACTACGGCGAAGGACTTCGCTGTCAACAATTTTCTGCACCCTGCCTGTTGGCTCAAGCCCACGGTTTTTAAGCACAGTTTCGGTAGTATTAAAAAGCAGTTTAATAATCATTTAACCACCAATTTAATGTGTCTTGAAAAGGCACTTGCCGACAGATTTTCGGTGACCTGCGTAATCTGCTGACCGCCTGCATCAAGTATATCTTTAACCGTGATAACATCAAGGTCAAGATAGCCCTTAACGATATAGTCACCTTTTTTGAGGGTATAGCAATTGTCACTCTCATCAAGCGGTAAGGACTTATATGTTGACGGGTCAACATAGTGAGTGGTCTGCAAAACGCTATCGGGGATACGGATTACATACTCATCAGATGCAGACACATTTTTGTCAGCAACGATAATCTGATCCCTGCCGTGGTAATTAACTCCGTCCAAAACAGTTGCAAACCAAAAGGTTTCACGACCCTGCTTTTTAGAGCAAAACACGGTAATGCGTGTGTTGTTTGTCAGCATTATCGCACCCCCTGATATAAAAGACCTGTACCGCTTAACTCCTGCTTAATAGCCTTGTACATTGCCCTTTTTTCACGGTCTGCAAGCTCATCGGCGTTGTAGTCCTTGTATGTAACGCTGTAACCGTCCGTTGATTCGGACTTGATGCCTTGAGGGATATTTGCCACACCTTCACGGATTTCGGCAACCGCCTCAGCGGCGGCACAAACAGCGTTTTTCACAGGCTCGGTCACTTCGGAAATTTCTCCCATAATAACATAGTTTAAAAAGCGTTCCGCCTTGCGTGCATAGCGGTTAAATTCTTCGGCGGCTAAAGTACCGCCGAAAGAATCCTTGTAATAAGCATAATCCGCATACATTTAAGACACCTTGATGTTACGGAAAACGCCGCACTTAGTTGTATTTTTGAGTGCGACAGCGGCGACCATCTCAACCTCAGCCTTTTTAACTGCACCCGGTGCAGTGAGGTCAGGCATATATGTTTTGATGATTGATGAACCGCTGAGGGACACACCATGGAAAGCATCAAGACCAAGCTGTACGGCATAAAGGTCGGTAAGACCTGTTACCTTTGAGCTTGATGCACCTGTTTCGTAAATCGGCACGCAAGGCACAGTCTTTGAGCCATCAAAGTAGTTGCCCATATCGTAAAAAATGATACCGTCATAACCCTGTGCTGCCTGACCAAAAGCGTCCTCGGCTCTTGTGAGGTATCCTGCACGCTGAGCCACGCTCTTGAGCTTGGCGATAATCTTGCTGTTACCGAGCAGGAAAGTAGGCTTGCCGTCAATACCGCCGATAAACTCATTGAGCATATCAATCATAAGCTGATAGTTGCTTGTAACAAGTGCAGAGGTTGAAAGGTCAACTACTGTCTTATCAGAGCCAGCGTTGTACTCTGTGCTTGTACCCTTGAGCAGAGTTGTAAGACCGTCAAAGTCAATCGATTTATCCGCCTTTGAACCGTTGATGCAACAGTTCTGAAAATGGTTTCTTGTGGCAAGAGTTTTCTGTTCGAGCTGAAACGCAATTTCGTTTGTTGTTGCTTCCTGAATAACACGGTCAACCTCGCTTGCACCGCCGAAGATTTTAAGATCAACGGTTT